CTCAAATGCTTGGTCAATCAAACTCAACTGATGCTCAAGTGCTTCCTTTCGAGCTCTGACATCTGCATTTGTTGCAGCTGCATTGACCCGTCTCTCAATGCTCCTCATCAGTGACTGCTTGAGTCCCTCAACAATCACGTCATGAGGCAAAGGTATCACCCCCTCATGCACAAGATGTCTCTTAAAATCATTGACTGACTCATCGTCCGTACTCCATATAACTTTGTTTCCAAGTTGCTGAGGAGATGTCCAGCGATCTGTATAAAATGGTTTGCCGTTGCGATTCTTCCATTCTGACATGTACCCTGTCTCCCCCTCATATATATAGTCCATAGGTATGACAATACACTTGTCCTCTGTGGTCTTTTTTGCATACCACATCATATCATCAACACCCCCTCCTCTTTTCATCTCCATTCCTCCGACTCCTGCCTGTCTTGATACTCCCATGAGAGTCGGCAACAACTCCCACCCGTAACGAGTCTCAAGATAGTCCCATGAGAGGGGGCTATGCACCAAATAAAAGGGGTTGTTTGTTGAGTCGATGGGTAGTCTGTCCCCTGACTCTTGAGCAGTTACACCTGCATATGATTTTCTGGAAAATCCCATGTTTCACCTTTCCTCTGTGATTTGTTTCTTTGTTGAAAACTCCCCCCCAAATGAAAAAAGGGAGGGAGCAAGAGAGCCCAGAGGAAGAAACAACCCCCATGCTCCCAAATCTTTTTTTTATGCGTCTGTGACAATACCGACTGCACGAGCTTGCTCAAGTACCTTGACACCAAAATACATGTTACCAACAATCTCAGTCTTGTCTGATGCAGCATTGCGAGTCCATTCAATGATTGCAGGAGTGCCAGCCTCAACGATTCGACCGTCTGCAAGTTGAGAATTCTGAGGAGTACCAAGAGCATAACCGATTGCATTTGCACCCAGCATTGCGCCTACCTTGTTACCTGTAACCTCAGTCACTCGATTTGATTTAAAGAAATTAACACCACCCCATGAGCCTGCATATCCAGGAGCTTTTGCTTTCATGGCTTCGTATGTCTCAGAAGCAAAACCAAGAGCATTGTTTGTCTCAGATCGCAATGATTGTCTAAAATCAGCAAACTGTACTGAGTGCAGGATACAGGTGAATTCAGAGTTGGCATCATCCTCAAGCTCAAAGATAGCATCAAGGATGTTATCAACACTGAGATCTGCTCCTGATGTACCTACTGTATTTGTAATGTTTTGAAACTCAGTTGCAACGAGTTGAGACATGGTTGCTGTTGCTGACTGGAACATCATTTGAGACAAAGAGAAAGGATTGAGGTCTTGACCATATCCTGACATTTGAGCAAGAGATGTCAAATCATAACGGAGTGCATATCTTGCAACCGTTACGTCTACATTTGAGGGGGTGATTGAGGATGCAGATACTGCAGACCCGTCACCTGTTGAGGCAAAAACGTCCCCATATCCTAGATTGACATAACGAGCTGTCAGGGTGTCTGAACCCATGCCGTCAATAGATCCGATGTTGAGTATACCTGGATACATTGCAATGTTTGTTGGGTCAGCAAGTAGTGTGTTGACCTCATTTTGAATCATGTAGGCTAAACGGATTCCGTTGCCTGATGCATATAAATTTGCATAAGTTGTCATGATGACTCCTATTTTTTATCAGTGGATTAAGTTTTTTGAGTTTTGAAAATCGGCATTTTCCGCTTTTATCGGGAGCGACCCTCAATCCGATGTGTCAGACTGCATTGATGCAGTCCTCTATGCTCTCCCTCTATTATAACACACCACCTCAAAAACCGTCAAAAAAAATGAGGAGGGGGTGCTCCTCATTTTAATTACTGAGTTAGAATCAAATTCTTGGTTGTGTTGCCTGTTGTCCTGATTGATAGACTTTAATGATTGCATCTCTGTTTGCTCTGTAAAATGCAGGATCTGCAGCACGGTTGAGGAGTTCATCTCTGCTCATATTTCCCTGAGTTGTTTGTATAACCCCGTTGTTTGATGGAGGGGGTGTCCTCGTGGGTTGAGCTTGAGGGGGTTGAACTTGAGGGGGTTGTGCAGCTGCTTGAGGAGACTCCTCTTGCTTTGCACCCAAAAAGCTCTGCAAGATGAGAGGTGCTGTTGAGGGGTCTTGTTTCATGGCATTGACCCAATCTGCAAACTGTTGCTCTCCTGCTTGTTGTGTATAGATATGCTCAAAGGTTGCTCTCACTGAGTCGTCATTGACTCCTATACCTGACAGGACAGAGTGCCTGTCATATCTTGTATTTGCTGACTGCAGCTGAGTCTCAAGCTCTGACACCCTTTGCTGCATCCCCTGAGAGAGTGCAAGTTGAGAGGTCTGCTCGTCAAATTTTGCTTGTAGTTCTGCAAGCTCTGTCTCTTTTGCATTGATTTTGTTTGAGTATGTGCTGAGTCTCTTTGAGATGATTGCATCAACACTCGACTTGAGTATATAGGTCTCCCCCTCATGGGTGATTTCTTTGTCTGGCATGTTTTCCTCTGGTTTTTTTTGTTTTGTTAGATCATTGTTAGAGCGTTATCTCTTCTGACCTGATTGAGATACTCGATTGCATTTTCTCTATCATAGTCAGGGTACATCTCCATGACTGCCATGATATTGCTGAGGAGACCCCTGTCAATCAAGTCGTTTCTGTGGTCTCTCTCTGCTTTGAGCTCCTCTGGTGATTTTGGGAGTTCATAGTAGTCTATTTGATAGCCCGATTCGGGATATGATGACCCAGTAAAAGCATTGAGCATCTTTGCAGTCACAGTGACAGTGTTGAGGTCTGCACGTCTAAATGAGGGTGAGTATTGAGATTGAGCCTCCCTCAATGATGACCTACTTATTGAGATTGCATATCCCGATCGGGGGTCTCCTGACATCTTGTGCACATCTGCTCCTGAGATGCCTGCAAGGGTTGCAAGTCTCCTCTCAAAAGTGGTGATTGCCTCAAGGGTTTTTTCAACATCCCCTCCTGCTTGCCATTGTCCAAACTGTGCCTGTATCGCTCCCTCTCCTGACTCAGCTGCAGGCAGGAAGCACAAGATTGATGCAGGGTCAGTCTCTACTGATGCAACCTGAGCGTCCTGACCATTGCCCCCTATCAGAGACGACATGACCGCGTTATACATCCAGCGTTGAGGCCATGCGCAATCCCTCATCAAATGAATAAAGAATGTATACAGACAACTTGCACTGAGAGACCCCTGTACAAGTTCGGAGTTGTAATACGGGTCAAACAGATCCCCTGTCAGCTCTGCATGGTATAGGCTATAAGGTAAAAACGGTTTACCCTCTGAATCTATATAGGGATAGTTTGCACCTGATAGATCCCCCCCGAGATACAACTCGGACATGTCCTCTCTTTTGTCTTCCTCATTTGCCCCTATTCGATACACTCGATAAATCGGGTTTGACTCATCTGATATGTCTAAAAAGTCAATAGTCCATTCGAGTCTGTCAGTCTGAGGATTTTTGCGTAGCCTCATCTCTTTAATACAAACAGGAGTTTGTGCATCATTCAATGCTCCTGCAGCTGACACCATGTCAGGAGTTACGATCCTGTATGAGATTCTGTTTGTCTCCTCTGTATAGTCAATCCTCAAAAAGCACTCTCTCAAGCCGATAGTAAAAAACTGTACTCGTTTCATGAGACCCCATAAACCTGCTTGAGACAGTACTCCCTCATTGCCCAAAAACCCCTGAGTCTGTCCCTCTTGCGCTCTTGGGTTTGTGACGACGGGGGGCTTGAGGTATAAAGCGCAAAGTGCTTTGGTCGTTTCCTTGAATATGTTTGACGACATGTCAGGATTGCCCCATGCCTCCTGTCTCTCAAGTGATACATGCATGTTCATGGCATCAATGAGGTCTTGATACCAAGTACCGCAAAGCATTCTGTGCCTCAATGCTGTATGTTCTGACCTGTCTGACTCTGCTAGATTCTTCCATGTTGGTTTTGTTGGGATGTCCATGCTACCACCTTTTATATAGTTTATTAGGGATGTGTGATGTCCTGTATTTTACATCTACAACAGGCATGACACCATATCTCATTGCATCAATACTGTGCTTGTGTTCTGACATTGTATCAAGTAAACCGTTTGATTTTCTTGCCCATAATTTTAACGATTTAATTAGGTTTTCGCAACTTGGGAAGATTTGAAATTTGCCGACTGTCATGCGCTCATGGATAACCTGACACCCGTACAAAACAGACCAACGAGGCTTATAAGCTGTTTTGATCTTAAAGGGTAGCTCTGTCTTTACATACCCGAGCTCATGCGCAAAGCCTGAGAGAAGCATTGCATTTGACATCTTGCCGTCTCCTTTCTTTGTTCCCCCATGCTTTCTATCACCTGTCCACCTCGTTATGTCTGCAATCTCAAGATTGTTACGTCTCAGCATTTTGAGGATGCCCCTTGCATGTTTTGCTGCTCCCCCTCCGTCTGAGACATACTCATCAACAATATAGATGTATGCATCATCAGGGTTTGTCATGTCAATGCAGCTGAGGATCGCAACTTGAGAAGCAACATCATGCCCATGATCGATCCCTATCGACCAAATAAAATCTCTTTGTCTCTCAATCCCCTCATCATCAAAATATGTTGATGGGGGCTCAATGTCTGATATCATCTCCTCAGAAAATGCATCAAAGATTCTGCCCTCTGGTATTCCCCCCTCCCAATCTCCTGACATCCTTGCTGCTCTGTCAAGTGTGAGGTATGACTTTTCGAGTTGGTCAATGTCCTCTTGTGAGAGCATGGGTCTGCATCCCTCTGGAGTGCAGTTCTCAACATTCATGACACCAACATGCTCTGAGATGATACCGTCTGACACCATCTCTTTGAGGTATTCAACAGGAGCTCCGATCGGGGTAAGAGTCAGCAACATTTGACCCCGTGTCCTTGTTGTTCTTGCCTTGAGCTCCCCCCATAGGTCAGGAGGGGGAGGCTCATCTATCCATACAAAATCAACTGTCCCTGATGCAACCCCTAGAGTCCCTTGTCCTGTAGTTTTAAAATATACGATTGACCCATTTTTGTATTTTACTACTGGGTATTTTCCTCTAAATCCTTTCCCTGGTATGTACTCCGTCTCATCATGCAACTCATCCTTTGGTGCTAGTTCCCAAAATTTAGATTGTATTACTTTGCTCTGCTCCCAACTATGCACAATTACCCATATATCAACAGGTTTTGATGGGACTCGTTTATAGGGATGTTTGCCTATTGCTCTGCAATGCACCTCAAAAGCTCCCAGCATGGTCTTACCGATTTGATTGCCCCCTCTCAAAAGTACAATGTTTTGAGTGTCTTGCAGCACTCTCTTTTGCACTGGTGTAGGTCTCCAATACTTGAGGGGATTGCGCTCTTTATCTTTGGCCATTCTGACAGCAAGAGATGCAAGGTTTTGGAGTTTGGAGAGGCTCATGTCTCATTTCCCCATGCATCCCAGCCCTGATAGACCTCTCTTGCAAAAAGTTCTATTCTTGGGACATCACCAAACAACTCAACGATCCTGTCTCTTATCTCATCGGGTTTTTTGCTGTGTCTCTGTTTTGGTGCATTGATTGCAGATGAGACCTTATGAGATTTGACATATAACTTGTCATCAGCTGGTTTGATGCCAACATTGCCCTTTGTAGCAAATAGACAAACCTCACAATTTGATTTGCTGTATGACCCAACCCCAAAAAATAACTTGTTTGATTTTGTCATCTTATGCCAACTAAACCCAAGAGTTTTATACTCAAACCCCCATGCCCGTATTACATCAAGCCCCTCTTGCAAAAGGGGGAACGTGACCCACATGAAAAGAGCACAATTTTTTGCTGTTATTTGATGTATAGGCATTTCTTTGATTTCTTTTATGGTCATAGTTGAATAATGACCCATTGCACCACCACCAAATTTTGTCTTTGCGTTATTACGTGCATTATATGACCATGCAGGATCTGCATATATAACATTGTATTTTTTTGATGGTAGGTCTATCATTTGATGCCTACCACGTTGTCATACTCTCCCAAGAGTCTCAAAATCCCCTCTCTCTGCACTGGTGACATGGCAATTACTGCTTGCTCAATCATCATCAGCAACTGTTGCTCATCCTCTTCCCCTTGTATGTCTCCTGCTGCTCTCCTCATCTCAGTGATTTGGTCATGCAGGTCTATTTGTATTTTATAAAGAGATGCAGGGTTTGTACCTCTTGCTGAGAGGTTGCCTATGTCCATCTCTATTTGTGTCAGCTTTTGGATACGGAAAAGGATCGGGTCAGCTGTAAAATCTTGCAGTGACTCAAGGGGAGACGGTCTCTCAGGCTCTGGTGCTCTTACTATCTCTATAGTTTGAGGTTTTGGCTCTGGGTTTTTGATAACTGCATCAATCTTGCTTTTGCTGACCCCAAATGCTTTTGCAAGTGAGCGATATGAATGCCCACCTTGAGCGTATAAAAGCCGTATTTGCACCTCTTGCTCATATGTCAAAGCTGTTGCTCTTGCCATTTTATGCTTCCTCTGTTTTACGTCTTGTGATTGTCTTTTCTCTGGGGACTTTTGAGAGAAAAAGTCGTGGCGCGG